GTTATAAAATTCCGACCGCTCCGTGTCGGTGGAGGTGTCATTCAACAGGGTGACGGTGCGCCCGGCACGATCCGCGCCCACCATCTTCTCAAGATTGTGGTAGCTGTTGACCACATTCTCAAAGTTCCCGTTTTGCAACCCCTTCGCTTCAGCCCAGGCTTTTGTCGCGGGGTCTTGGACCCCGTCCAGCCAGGTGGGTTGAGATTCTGCCGCCAGGGGCGAACCCGGCACCGCTGCTACCGCTGCGCTTGTCTCTCCAGAGGGCGCTCCCGCATCCGCTGGGTTGCCCGCATCTACGGACCCTGCTTCTTCGGCCATGATATCTATTCTCCTTGTGGGTTAAAATGACGTTGTAGTTCATCAGGTGATAAGTTCAGGTGCTTGGCTATCCGAAGCCAGACCTCGCGCCGCCCTTGCAGTACCCCCTCGATACGCGGGTCAGGGTCGAACGTACTCGCATCGGCGCGGCAGAACCACGCCAGGTCCGTTAATACTCGCTCGCCATAGGTACTCTTGAATGTCTGTCGATACGCCTGTCCACGGGTAACCAAGAACTCTTTAACGGCGTCTAGGTCACTCACCTAATATATCCCCTATCTTGGGCACCGAAAATAAACGATCTCCGAACTGTTTTACTTCAAAACCGCGCCGCTTCTCCGCCGCAACAGCTTTGTGAAAAGTGGGGTGGTTAGCTCCTTTTAGTATCATATAACTACCAGGCGGCACGCCCACCCCACTCTCTTGTGCGCGAGTGGCCGGGACCACGCTCCCGAAGTGCCCCTTGTTTGGTCCTGGACCGGCAAAAGGCTTCATACCGAACTTCAACGCCGTGTCCATATCAAACCCAGAACCTTGGGGGTCAAACTTCTTACGTGCCTGGAGCGCGTCAACGCCACCCATCAATTAAGCGCCTTCATCACTCCCGCTGCCGCTGGCGCGGCTTCGATCATCTGTTGCATCTGTTGTTGTTCAGCGCGGTCTGCGCGTATCTTGGCAACAGCCTCCGCGCTCCGCATCCACGAAGGCGGCACGGCGTTGATCTCGGCCAGTTGTTGATAAATAACATCCGAGTCGAACTGGTCCAGCACAGCCAAATCTTGAGTGGTGTTGGCGTAGGCGATGGCGGCTTCCAGTGTACGCATCCAACCAGACGCCTCCTCCGCGCGCTGCGACCGCGACAACGGACTATCATATTCGATGTCAAACTCGCCCTGCGCCTCAATCAGTAAAGGCGGCATGGGCGGCAGACGCCCCTGCTTGAGTAAGAGGTCAACCTCGCGCTCGATCATCGGTCCCAGACCCTCGCTCTGTTGACGGCCCATCGTGGGCGACAATAACGCGCCCTTCTCACGCGCGCGCTCCAGAACTTCCGTTGCGGTCATAGCTGGAGTTTCGACTAAGATTTGAAATAAACTGACCAAAAATCCGTCGTTGATTACTTGTCGCTCCATGTCCATCAACTCTTGCCCCGCCGCCAGATTGCCCACAGGAAGAGCTTGGACAAGCGCGCGCCCTTCGGCAGTAACCCCACCAGGGTTCATAGCCCCCGGCTTCATGGAGAATGTGTCCAGTATGCCATCGTCAGCCGACAACAACACCGGCGCAACAGCCCGATGGCCTTGCGTCAACATCGTCTTCTTTTGCTCGTTCAGAACCTTGATCGAGGGCAGCACGAACATGGCCGGGGAGCGCCCGTATTTCTCGCCGGGGCCAGTGACATATCTACTTATCTGGTAGGGGAAAGTATCGAACCCACCCTCACCCAATATCTCTTTACCGTCTACCGCTACATAGTAAGACACCCACGGCTTACCGCGTGCGTCGGCGCGCTCTGTCTCCACCTCAACGCGGGGGCGTATACAATGGATGATAGCAAACCGTTTATCCGGTTCCTCACGCACCGCCTTAGACACCGCATCAGGCAGTTGCGTCCACCGGCCCTGGTCCATACGCTGCTGCATCTGCCGTGCGGTCAGCGTGTATTTCCGATAGGCCGTATCGACGATCCCCTGGTGGTTCAGGTCAAACAGTATCTCTTTGAGGTTGGTCGCCTGGTAGCGCAGCCCACCATGATCATGGGCGTCTACGAACATGATACTAGTACCGAAGGCCCCCAGACTCATGTAAACTTCATGTTGTTGGCTGGCGTAGTTCGCGCGAGGGGCGTATCGTTGCCGGAATAGCTCGTTGGTCGCGGCCTCGAACCACAGCTTGACATCACGGTCCCGGCTTAAACTCGCATCAGAGGACACCAACCGGTGCCACTTCTGTGTGCGCGGCGTGAGCATACTCTCCATCGCAGCGGCGAACCGCTCCAAGGCCAGGCCAGCCGTACTGTCGATCATCTTATCAGTACGCTTCGCGCCTTTGGCCAGTTCAGAGTCCGGTTTAAAGAACGTATCGGCGTATCGAGGCAGTATACGATCCGCAATCTCGGACCAGTGCGACTCCCATGTACCTCTCTCTGCCTCTAACTTGTCATAACGCTTGACGATCTTAGTGGCCATCTTATCGGTCATGGACTAATTTCCTAACAACACTTTAGTCGCACCAGTATTATCACCGCCCGTGGTGGACGTAATATCCGTCCTACCTTCAGCAAGCCGCTTCCGGCGTACCGCATCGGACGCCGGAGCGCTTGCCGTGGTTGGCTCAGAGGCCAAGACCGGAGCCGGAGCCGGAGCCGGAGTAGCCGCTGTCGAAGAGGGTTTTGAAGGAACTATTCCGCCCATTATGCGTCTCCTAGCAGTTTGGTAGAGGCTGGGGTCGCACCACTCGTGGTGATGATATCCGCCCCCGCGCCTGATGCGGGGCGGGGTTTAGACCTAAGAGGTGATGCTGCCGGTGCTGCCGCCATAACCGGCGGCGCGGGAGCCGGGGCGGGGCTGGGGGTGTTCCTTGAACTGCCACCACCGCCAAATAAACCACCCACTACCCCTCTCCTAGCAATTTCTTAACTGTGGGGGCTTTCTCATCCGTGACGCCAGACCCACTGGTTAGAACTGTCTCGGTGCGCCCTGTTGCCCCGGCGCGGCGTTGCCGCGCCTCTAGCGCCGCTAGTTGTACGTCCTTCTCTGAACGTGTGGGGGGCGGGGGCGGGGGGATAGGTGCGGGGGTGCTACCGCCGCCGCCAAATAGACCACCCATGCCTGTCTCCTACTATGGTTGTTTAAACACCGTGCTAACGGCTCTAAGTGAATACCTCAAAGTCAACATCCCTGGCAACTGTTTTTCTTCTGAAGGCACGGGACGACCGCATGTCCTTCCGACTGACGACCTTGCTGAAGGTCATGGCCAGAGCATCACCGTAGTCGGGCGAGGCGTGCCCGCGCTTCTTCATCTTCTCCTTCGGCTCCAGCTTCAATTGCCCCTTCAGTGTAAACTCATACATTGGCGCGCATAAGTCCTCGGCCAAGGCAGGTTCCCTCGGCAGCGTCCCACTCGGCAACCAGTCCCGCATACGCCCCCACATCTCGGTCCTGTGGTTGGCGTACATATCTTTATCCTGCGCGCCACCGCCGGTCTTCACCTCAACAATCCTAAACCCCGCCTGTTTCAAGATATCCACAACCCCGCCGCCAACGCCATCCCCCTCAACAAACACCGCGTCGGGCTTGTGCTTCTCTATCGCCCTGGCCACATGCTCGGACAACTCCACAATGCTACAACTCTTATACTTCTCAAAAGGTATCTCGGATGCATCCCGGCCATAGCGGAACGCTATCACGGCGCTGTCATCCCCAAAGCGCGCGGGGTCAACGCCCATGATAAGCGGCGCACCAGGGTCGGGGGTTACCTCACGAACAGTGGCGTCATCCACCTGGCCTCTGGAGATGAACTGATAATCCCCCTGCCGGGGGAACTGCCCATACACCTCGACCCGCGCCTGGTCGCTGTCCTCCCCGTACTGCCGGATGATGTCGTTGTAGAGCGTCGGGTCATTCTCAACAACACTGCGCCCGTCGATGGTCGCGTTGTTCCACTGGTCTCGATTAGCGTGGAAACACTCAAAGAACTCCCCGGAGGGGTTACGCGGGTTGGAGATAACGATCCAGAACCTGTGGGTGGTCCTATCCGTGAAGTACCCCTGCGCCACCGGCCATATCACGGCAGGGATGCCAGAGCCTTCATCGAACAGCACAGCCATCCCCATCTGGCTATGCACCCCGGCATACGCATCCGGTGCCTCCTCCGACCACAGCCGCGCCTGGATATACCAATACGCATCATCGTAGTCGGTGGTCTCCTTAAGCGCCTGTACCAACCAGTCGGCTGGACGCAAGCTCATAATCTGATGCTCGAACCATCTAGAGTTGATCGCCATCGTGGCCCACTTGCGTATCTCGGGAAAGGTGGTCGATTTCAACTGTTGCTCGGTGTTGGCAGAGACGACGACCGTGGATGTAGGCACGCAAGAAAACAGCCACAGCGCAACCCAGGCCAGGAACGCCGACTTACCGATCCCACGCCCGCTGGCGCGTGCCATCTTCATAAGTTCGGGGGCGCGGTCGTGGGTCACCTTGGTTCGGTTCTCCCGCAAATGATCGCGCATCGCCGTGAGGGCTTCACGTTGCCACGCACGCGGTCCCTGGTGATGCTCAAGGGGTGTGCCGGTTTGACCCCACGGGAAAGCGTAGAGGACAAACTTCAGGGGGTCATCCTGGAAGGTGAGGAGTTTGGCTAGGAGGTCTTGCTCTTGGGCGTGGGGTTGTTGTTTTGGCATTTTTACTCCAGAAAAAATTCTTCAAAAATTTTATATCAGAGGGGCTTGGTCAGGACCATATAAAAAGCAAAAGCCGGAAAATCCGGGGTACCCCCGACCCACCCCCCGCCTCCAACTTCTCACCTCGCCACGTTTAAACAATGCCGTGTATCGGGGAGGCGCGCCGTTTAAACATCGCCCCCGATCCACGTCAAACCGCACAACATTTAAACATTGCACGCCTAATCATCATTCTTATTAGGTGCCGATATGTCATGTTGCTCATTGATTGGTCTGTGGTCGATAACCGGCGGGGCTGGCGGATGGTCTGGCGCGTCGATTGCAGCTTGAGCGCGCGCCATCATATCACCCATATTGAAACTGTGAGCCACCGATACTGCCACTTGATTAGGAATGGTCTTAGCTACCAAACCCCAAAAGATTTCGGGCCGCTTATCTGCTAACGCTATCAGACCAGCACCACGCTTGCCATTCACAACGCGGAAAGCATAGTCAATTTCCGCCTTGATATCGGCTGTAACTTTGTTCGGTGAACCCTTAGGTCGGCCCATCTATATATCCTTGTATTATACAAACCAACCATTTGATACCACGGTATTATAGTACCGCGCCAACGATTTTTCGTTAGCCCGTCAATGTGTCATGTTTGCAACACTAAATGTTTAAACGTCATAATCGTGCAATTTTGTGACTTGACAAACCCGACAAAATGGCACCTTATATAATCTGTTTTCACATACCTTGAAAGGGTAACCAAATGAAAGTCACCATCGAGTTCAACACCGACAACGGCGCTTTCGACTTCGACGACGGCTCCCTAGCCGCTGAGGTCGAGAACGTCCTGGACAAAGTCAAGAAGGCTTTCTGGGACGCCCACCACTTCAGCGCCGACAGCGGCTTCACTAAGAAGCTGGCGGATAGCTGGGGCAACGTCATCGGCACCCTGACCTACGTGAAGGATGATTGAAATGTTGATCCAAGAAATTGAAAAACTGAACCACCATTTCTATCTATGGGCTTGCGACCATATCACCACCCGCCAATTCAAGGCGCGCACCGTTGCCGCCGGGCTTGAAGTGGATTTGCGCCAAGCGGACCTTGATAACACATTGACCGGATATGAAACCAAAAACGGCAACACCGTCATTCTTGAATGCTAAAAGTAATTCACGCCAAGGGGCGCGCGTTTAAACACCGCGCCCCTTAACGGGAATTATTCCCAACCAACCTTGAAAGGGTGAATGATATGACCAAAGTAATATTTTCAGCACTAGGCTTTGCAACTATGATAATCGCGCTAGCGGCAATGTGGCCATTCGTGGGCACACCACTTCCTATGAATGAACCATGGTCCACCGGCCAGCATTTGGCGGCAATATATTTAGCACTCAATACCGCCATGCTATGCGCTGGCGCGCTCATGACGGTAATCGCGGCAAGCGCCAGGAGATAATTCACGCCAAGGCGCGCGCGCTCAAAACCGCGCGCCTTAACGGGAATTATTCCCATAAACTTTTGAAAGGTAAAATCTAATGACCGAAACATTCTCAAATCGCGCCCGCACAATTGCCGGTGTTAAGATCAAACCAAAATGGGCGTGGTCTAAATCCTATGCGCAGCATGTATCGGAAAACTACAATGCAAAGCCCGATACACCCAAAGCCCAAAACGAACGCGCGCGCAAATATAACCAATGGTTAGCCGAACGAGGGCAATCGGATAACACGCAAGATTTGCTCGCCAGTTTGGCCAATGATTTGCGCCCGATGGTCAATGACGTGGAAACCGGCATCAAGACCACCCAAGACCACTATGGGCAATATATGTCCATACTTCACAGTCTGGCGGGCAACGATAAACGCAAAGCGCAAATCATTGCAAAAG